GCGCAAGGATCGCAAGGAACTCAAGGGACGCAAGGAACCCAAGGCACGCAGGGTACTCAGGGTAATCAAGGCACGCAAGGATCGCAAGGAACTCAAGGGACGCAAGGTACTCAAGGAACTCAAGGTACAACTGGCGCGCAAGGATCGCAAGGAACGCAAGGTACGCAAGGAAACCAAGGTACAACTGGCGCGCAAGGATCGCAAGGCACGCAAGGTACGCAAGGAACTCAAGGCACTCAAGGCACGCAGGGCAATCAAGGCACGCAAGGTACGCAAGGTACGCAAGGCACTCAAGGTACAACTGGCGCGCAAGGATCGCAAGGAACTCAAGGAACGCAAGGTAGGCAAGGAACCCAAGGAAGCCAAGGCATGCAAGGAACTCAAGGCACGCAAGGAACCCAAGGCACAACTGGCGCGCAAGGATCACAAGGAACTCAAGGCACGCAAGGCACTCAAGGTACAACAGGCGCGCAAGGATCGCAAGGAACGCAAGGTACGCAAGGCACTCAAGGTACAACAGGCGCGCAAGGATCGCAAGGAACGCAAGGATCGCAAGGCACTCAAGGTGCAACAGGCGCGCAAGGATCACAAGGAACTCAAGGGACGCAAGGAACCCAAGGTACAACTGGCAATCAAGGATCACAAGGAACTCAAGGGACGCAAGGAACTCAAGGTACAACTGGCGCGCAAGGATCGCAAGGCACGCAAGGCACGCAAGGCACTCAAGGTTCAACTGGCGCGCAAGGATCGCAAGGCACTCAAGGGACGCAAGGAACCCAAGGTACAACTGGCGCGCAAGGATCGCAAGGCACGCAAGGCACGCAAGGCACTCAAGGTTCAACTGGCGCGCAAGGATCGCAAGGAACTCAAGGGACGCAAGGAACCCAAGGTACAACTGGCGCGCAAGGATCGCAAGGCACGCAAGGCACGCAAGGCACTCAAGGTACAACTGGCGCGCAAGGATCGCAAGGAACTCAAGGGACGCAAGGTAGGCAAGGAACCCAAGGAAGCCAAGGCATGCAAGGAACTCAAGGCACGCAAGGAACCCAAGGTACAACTGGCGCTCAAGGATCGCAAGGCACTCAAGGCACGCAAGGCACGCAAGGAACTCAAGGTACAACTGGCGCGCAAGGATCACAAGGTACGCAAGGTACGCAAGGTATGCAAGGCACTCAAGGCACTCAAGGCACTCAAGGCACTCAAGGCAGACAAGGTACTCAAGGTACTCAAGGCACAACTGGCGCCCAAGGATCGCAAGGAACTCAAGGCACGCAAGGACCACAGGGCACTCAAGGAACCCAAGGAGCACAAGGAGAAGGATTCCAAACAATTACGCCCTCGTCAGGAAACACATATTACGTCCTAACAGCATCCGGAACAGCGAATAGTGCCACGGCTAATTCGAACTTATTCTTTGATGATGATATTTTTGGTGTCGTTGATACAGTCACATATATTGGAAACCAAGGATTGTCGTCTAATACTCCTAGTGGAGTGCTTTTAGCAGTACAAAACACTTCCGGATCTGGCGCAAATGTTGAATCAACTTCACGATATGGTAGCATTCACGTAGATGGTACTGCAAGTGAAAGTTCGAATTCAGGCAGCTCGATTGTTTTAGAAGTCGGAGGATACGGAGGAAATGTGTTTGGTGGCATCCTTCAAGGTTATTACGGATATTTGGCACTAGGTACTCTGAATGGTGGATCAAATATTGATGAGCGTATTAGAATAGTAGGTACGTCAGGTAATGTAGGAATCAATACTCTTACGCCAGCTACAACTCTAGACGTGAATGGTGGGTTGACAGTGAGGAATGGAATTCGACCATTGTTCTCAAACGTAAGTGGTTCGTCAATAACTACCGATCCGTATACGTACGGAACGTATTATTATATGACGGGAGCAGTTAGCACTATAACGGTCGGAGCTCCATTGAGCAATTTAGATTCTAATGCGTTTTGGCTTTTCCGTAATGCGACGGGATCCTATCAAAGCATTACTGTGACCTGGCCGACAATCGGAGTTGCTCCGTCTCCATCTACAGATTCATTTTCAATAGCGCCTTCAAATTCGTTCTCGATCATGTATACTCCAAGCAATGGAGATTACGGAAATTATTCATCCGTTTTTCATTGGGCTATTTTCTGATAAATTTTAGGGGTTAGGAAGAGGGAAAAAGAATGCAAGGGTTTAAAAAAAAAATAAATAATCTCTTTTACACAACGCAACACACAACACCACACACTACACAAATATAATAATGTAATTGACTGACTTAAAATATAAAGGTTACTGAAGAAAAAAAAATGTTACGAACATCGACAAAAACCATCCAAGATTTTGATGTGAGGTCGATTCCTGGATGCTTTCTTTGGCTTGATGCGTCAGCTGATCCTACGCCAATCGGATCTTTTGTTACAACTTTGCCAGATCGAAGTGGTAATGGTAACGATCTTGCACCAACAGAGGCAAATGTTATGACACGTTCATATGACGGTCCTACTGGAAAAGCCGTTTACAATTTTTCGACTACAAGGGCCTATCACCCAAATTTTAGTTGGCAGACCAATTTTACCCAATTCGTGGTTGTCAAGAGCTCAATTGGAAATTGGTTTACTACAAATGGAAATTCAGACTATCGAAACTACGTCAATGCTTCAAATTGGTCATTAATGTACGTTGGTCAGACGTTTGCGACAGATGATACGGATGCAAGTGTTTACCACATTTCTATTTTTAACGCAACTCCTCAAGGACCATCGGGTTGGCAATTATTATGTATAGGTTATACGTCGGGATCTCAAGTCGCAACAAATTATACGTTGAATGGAATTGAAAGAGTTTCGACTACTGGAACTGCGTTTTCAGGAATTCAACCAAGTTATCCTCTACACTTAAATGGAAGGTGGGATGGCTCATTTGATTCTTCATATGTCGCCGAATTCATTCATTTTAATGCTTCTCTTTCAAAAGATCATCGCCAGCAAGTTGAAGGTTATTTGGCCTGGAAGTGGGGCCTAAATAAAGTTCCTTCCATTACGGAGGTTCCTGCTATATTGCCAACAATTGCAACAGGGTGCATGTTATGGCTGGACGGAGCGGATCGCGCAACTATTCTAAATGGAAATTCTGTAGCTACTATTGGAAGCAATGTAAGTTCTTGGCGCGACAAGTCGGGGAACAATAATACAGCAACAACAACAGGGTCTCCAACGACTCTTCAGTCAAATGGTATCAACTTTGCCGGACAAAGTTATATGTCACTTCCAGGACTTAAAAATACTCTTGTTAACACTCCTTTTGTCGTGTTTGTTGTGGAGACATATGCAGGAGGAGACAATAAAGCTATTTTTGGAGATTTTTCCTATAACAATACAAACCAATGTCTTCATATCAACTACCGAAGCTCGGGAAACATTACGATGGCCTTTTATGCAAATGATCTTGAATACTTTGGTGTATCCGGAACAGGGACCATGCGACTCTGGACTTTTTATCTGCCTGCGTCGACCAACAAAAATATTCGCTTAAACGGCGCATTGGTGGCCACGCACGACAATTTTAACCGTCTCACTTCGTTCTTGACTCCTCGCGTAGGAAGCTCAATCGGTGGATGCCTTTACAACGGAACCATCAGCGAACTCATTGTCTTTAATATTGACCTTGGTCTACCCGCTATTCAGCAGATGGAAAACTATTTGCTTCAAAAGTGGAAAATAGTAACTCCAGTTTCATTAAAACCGGTTCCAATTGTCTCGCCACTTCACATCTCTGGTTGCAGGTTGTGGCTAGACAGTTCGGACTCAAGCACCATAACATTTGCTAATGGAGGAGAAAATGTGACTACATGGCTAGATAAGTCTGGCTATAATAATACCGCCACAACATATGAAGCATATTCCACCGCAATCAAAAAGACGACTGTAGGTCTCGTATTTGATGGAGGCGGAATTATGCGAGTGCCTGGTATCGCAGGCACACTTGTCAACACGCCATTCGCGATCTTTATCGTGGAGACCTTAAGCTCAAAGGATAATGACAAGTGGTTTTTCGGAGACGATGGCGCTCCAGGAGCTGCCGGCAGCTTGCTTGCTCTTGGATACCGAAGTACAACCAATGTATCATTCGTTCTTTGGTACAATGATTTTGAAGATTATTCTGTGTCGGGAATTGGAAACACGCGCGTGTGGTGCTTTTACCTCCCGACCGCGAGCAATCGTGTCATACGCCGCAACGGGGTTGTGGATGCTACGAATGATAATTTTAGTCGACTTTCTAGCTTTACCGTTCCTGTCATTGGTCGTTATGGGTCGTACACATCCACAGGATACAAAGGAACCATTAGCGAAATTTTGATTTATCCGTCGGACCCTGGACTCCCAGCAATTCAGCGCATTGAAGCCTACCTTATAAACAAGTGGACTCGGACCGCTTCGCCCGGAGTTCCAATGAACATTGCAGGAATGTCCCTTTGGCTGGACGGTGCAGACGTTAACGGAGACGGGTCTGTGACTACTGATGGAGCAATAATTTCTTCATGGGTCGACAAGTCGGGTAAAAATGCAAATGCAACGGCCAGAACTGGAACAGTTACGTATTCTTCATCTACAAACTCTGTTGTTTTTGATGGAGCGACGTCATCCCTGGCGCTTCCAAATGGAACTATTGCTCCTGGAGCATCAACCTTCACAATCTTTATTGTGTGTCGTCCCACAAATTTTGCAAATTATCCATATGTCTTTTTTGCAGGCGATGCAGGGTCCGGAACCTCAATTTCACTTGTTTTTTATCCAGACGGATCAGTGGAGAATGGATTTTGGACAGACTACATGGGAGTTGCACCGGCAGGATCTGCAAAAATTAATGAAACGTATCTCTTCACATCTGCATACAATGGAACATCCCGCACTCTGTACATGAACGGAAGTCCGCTCATTACTGGATCTCCCAGCGGAACAAAGAACACCGGTGTCGCAAACAATATTCTTGGTGACATCAGCCCTTTTTTCGGTACTATTAGCGAAATGATTGTATTCAATAGGACCTTGTCGGATACTGACCGCCAATCCATTGACTATTACCTGACATTGAAATGGCAACTCTCAAATAAAATAGGAAGAGGACCCGTTTCGTCAGTTCCGGGATGTTATTTATGGTTAGATGGTGCCGATCCTGATGCGAATGGAATTGCACCCACAGACGGAACAGAAATATCCGTATGGGCAGATAAGTCGGGAAATGGTCTAAATGCTACAGCGACGACTCAGACAAAACCTGTCTATACTGCAAATATATTCAATGGTATTGCAGCACCTGTCTTCAACTCGTCTCCTATGGTTACGCCTTCATCCATGTTGTCACCAAACAATATGCTGACGACATTTGTGGTTATTAAACCTGATACAAATAATCCTAATAGCAACACTGACTTTTTATATGCAACTGCAAACTATGCAATTTTTGATTTGCTTCTTTCGAATGATAATACAAAGTCATTGTATTTATCCTTCAATAATAATACTCCACAGTTTATTGTTGCGAGCGTAGGAGGTAAACCACTTATTATTAGCATTGTAAGCGACAGTGTTTCTTTAGAAGTATTTGTTAACGGAATACTTGTTTATTCTGTTGCTGTAGGAAATCAATCATATCCACTCAATACATCAACCGGATTTAATGTTGGAACAAATGGACTTAATGCTCCACTATGTGAGATTATCATGTTTAATGCGTTTCTCGCTACATCTCAGCGTAAATCGATTGAATCGTATCTTGCAATAAAGTGGGGTATTGAAACTCTTCCGTATACTCCTGTTCTACCAAGTCCTTTATTAATGCCAGGGTGTAAATTATGGCTTGACGGAAAAGACATTGAAGGAAGTGGAAAAGTCTTTAACAATGGCGAATCCATTACAAAATGGGTCGACAAGTCAGGCTACGAAAACAGTGCGTCATCTCCTCCAGAATCACCATCGCCAACTTTTTCTACGAAAGAAAATGGTCTCGTATTCTCATCAAGCTTAGGAGCATACCTTCAAACCCCTATTACTGCGGTTCCATCAAAAGAAACAATTTTCTGCGTTTTTACGCCAACGAATGAACAATTAAACAATAATTATAGTATGTTTGCATCAAGTGAAATTTATGGGCTAGGGTTTCAGTTAATTGGTAACGGAACTTCATTTTCTTTGAAGTACGATGTAAATGCAGTTGCAGGATTTGCGCAAACAACGTATACAATATTGCCAGGTTCCAGAACTCTTGGATCAGGAACATTTTCTCTCGCGGATTATTCTGCTAAAGTTTTCTTAAATGGAGGAGTTTTTGAAGGCGGGCCAGCAAATACATATCCGTATCCAACAGGATCTGGAACAAGACGAGTCGGTTCCGCAGCTGGTGCCGATTTTTTTAATGGAATCATACACGAACTTATTTATTATGATAATATCTTGAGTATGGCACAGCGCAAGTCTGTTGAACGCTATCTTTCAAGAAAATGGGGAATTTCTCAAACTTTGTATAAAGACATTCCGGGTCAAATACCTGGGTGTAAATTGTGGCTAGACGCAAACGATCATTCTACATTATTTTCAGATAGCGGAGGAACAACATTGATTACACTTGGAGGATCTGTCGGCTTATGGAAAGATAAGTCTGGCATGAATCGACATTATGAGACGACTGGATATCCACCCGTTTTTTCGTTAAATGACGGAGGAACTGTAACATTTTCTAATAGTCAGGTTTTGATCAATACAGATACCTGGAGTGATAATGGAATTGGTCTTGATCTTTTTATCGTTACAACTCCATGGTTGAGCTCGCAGTATAGTGACTGGAGAACACTATTTCATGGAAGTCAACACCACCGAGTAATCATTAGTAGTAGCGGACCATCTCTTGGATTTTATAATGGAGGATTTCAACAGTTTGGATCTTTAGAATTGAGCAACACAAAATCATTGTTATTTGTTAGAACGGACATTTCATCTATTTGCTCTGCAGGATTAAATGGCAGATCATTATCTACAGCATCAGGAAGTGTATCATCGGATGCGCAACCCTTTTATAGTCTTGGTGGATATCAAGGACCTCCTCCTACACAAGCTTGGGGGAAAATTAATGAAATCATAATTTATGCAAATTTGAGTACTGATCAGAGGCAAACAATCGAAGCGTATCTTTCAAAAAAATGGAATGTTGCAACGACTACGCAAGTTCTTCCTTCAGGTCATGCGTATCAAACTTTACAACCTTTTACAAGACTTTTTTTTCCAACTGACATTGCACAATGTCAGCTTTGGTTAGATGCGAAAGATAAGGGCTCGGTGCTTAATAGTGGAACACCCGTGACAGGTAATGACCAAACGTTCACAGTCTGGAATGATAAGTCAGGCAATTCACGAAATATGACAGTCACGGATGGAACGATTTCATTCAGCAATAACGCAGTTGTATCAACAGGGTCAGGATACCTCGTAAACCAAACCGCCGTAAACTTGACAACCTTTACGGTTTTCGTCGTAGTAAAACCTGTTTCAGGATGGGACCAAACTCTTCTCCTCGCGATACCGAATGCAGGAGGGAGTGGTTACGGTTATTCAGACTCCTTTTCGTTCTACTTAGACTCTGATTTAGAAAGTCGTTTATATGCGAATGGAACTTCTCAAGAAACATACGCAACAATCAGGCAGCCGGAAACGTCAAATGCCAAAATATTTGTGTATCAAACAAATGCATCCTCGATATCGGCTTGGGCAAACGGAACTGAAAAAAGAGGTCAAACAATTACACTTCCTTCAACAAGAACTTCGACTGCACAGGGATTTGCAATCGGTGTAGACTGGGGAGCTAAAAATTATCGTACCCTTCGTTCACCTCTTCATGAAGTAATAATATACAATTCTGTTCTGACAACAACTCAGAGGCAGCAAATTGAAGGGTATCTGTCGGAAAAATGGAAAATTTCGCTTGCCGCACCCAAAACATTTACATTCACAGGTACTTTGCAATCTTGGCTGTGTCCACAGGGGACTAGCAATGTAACATTTCACGCTTGGGGCGCTGCAGGTGGATTCGCGCAAAACGGAGGTGTTGTGGGAGGCGCTGGAGCGTACATGACGGGGACTTTAGCTGTAACACCCGGAACATTATACTACATTGTGGTTGGTCAAGGGGGATTCAAGACAAACCCGTCTTTGTATTACGAATCTCCTTCTACATACGGTGGCGGTGGTCGCGGGTACTACGCTGGAGGCGGAGGTGGATATTCTGGAATCTTTACGAACTCAACTCCATCTCAAGGATCTGCGTTAATTGTCGTTGGGGGAGGCGGAGGCGCAGGGCCAGATGGCGGAAGTTGTGTGGGTGGATGCGGATCCTGGACTTTTACTGGACAGAATGGAGGAACGAATCAATCAGCAACTCCCGGTAGTGGCGGAAGTCAATATGCTGGCGGTAGTGGCGGATCAGGACCTGGCGGAACTGCTGCAAATGGAGGAGCTTTAACGGGAGGAAATGGTGCACACTACGGCGGAGGAGGTGGCGCCGGATACTGGGGAGGCGGAGGCGGGGGTGCATACGTTTCAGGCGGAGGAGGAGGTAACTCGTACTACAATTCATCGTACGTCACTTCTGTATCTGGAGTGGATAGATTGTCGTCTAATGGAGTTCAAGCCCTTGGAGCCCATGAAAACGGATTTTATACATATCCCGTTGGAGGAAGTATCAATTGGATGAATGGCGGACACGGATTAATAGTTCTTGTAGGAGATTCATTTTCTCATCCGCACTCTAGAACACCGCCACTAGCTCTCCAGCCTTTTTCTCCTACAAATATTACGGGTTGCGTTGTTTGGAATGACGCATCGCAGTTATCTTCTTTGAAAGGTACTTGGCAAAATCTTGCAGGAACTTCTTATAGTGTAAATTGCGGTGGAAACTTGAAGGTAAAAGGTTTACATGGACTAAACACTGTAACATTGTCGACTGCGCAGTCTTGGCTCGTCGTTCCATTAATAAGCTTGAATGCGTATACTCTCTTCTGGGTAGGTCGTCAAACCGGCGGAACAAATGGTCGCGTTCTTCAAACACAGGCGTATAACCAACTATTGGGTTATTGGGGCGGACATAAACGTCAACTTCATTTGAGTTATTGGCTTTCCGGACCATATGGATATCCATCGGATACTCAGTGGGATATGTTTTCTCATTCGAGGACATCGGGAGGATCCTGGACGTTTAATTGGAATGGGGCGTTTCATGCAGGAACAAGTTCTTCGAGCGCAAATCCATTGTATGGTTTAGCAATAAACACAGGCGATGCTGGTGGAGAAACTTCGAGTTGTGAGGTGGGAGAAATAATTCTTTACGACAATGTTCTCACGTCTATACAGATCCAACAAGTCGAAGGATATCTAGCCCAAAAATGGGGATTTCAGATTCCAGTCTCGCACCCTCACCGATCGATTCCTCCAGCACGTCCAGCAGTGCCCGAAACAGTAACGTATTCACCTAACCTCTACGTAAAATTTTACAATCTAGTGTCCGATCCCAATATTAATGGACCAGGATACAGTGGTTGGGGGTCTTTAATAGGTACGGCAGGTGCGTACACTCCTATTAATTTTCAGGACTCAGACAATCGAATCGGCCAATCTGATACCGTTGGTATTATTGCAAAAGGGTTTATGTATTCCGAAACGACAACAGTTGTTACATTTCGTACTGTTTCCGATGATGGTATTGTCGTGTATTTCAATGGTATAAGCGTTTTGCAGAATTGGACATATCACGGAGATGTTGTTGATACTTCTGCATCTGTTGTGTTACCACAAGGATATACTCCAATCGAATTACGATTTTTTGAGTGGGGTGGTGGATTTACTTGCGAATTATATTGGAGCGTTGGGAGTACAGGATCTTATACTTCTGATGCAGCAAATCGCATGTTTCACAACGCGACAAGTATGATTTAAAAACTACTATAACTTACTAATGTGAATACGAATGGACGAATTAAGAAATGAATGAAAGACTTTAATGCCAGGCATTAAAGATTGAATATCTTTTGCAATATCTTCACTTGACTTTTTGGTTAAAAAAAGAACATAACCACCAATATCATGGCTGGACCCGTCTGAACATACTAAAGGTGCATTTAGGTTAATTGAATGCAAGATGTAACCGGATGGAAAATCTTTTGCAGCCCATTGCAATAACGACGTCCGAAATGTATCACTTGTCGGAGTTAAGAGTACATCTAAGCATTTTTTATCAGAAATTTCCTTATTCAATGTTGCTTCCCTTGTATTCATTAAGTCTTCAAGTGATGCGATTGATGTAGATTGTTTTGGAGGAGGAATAACACCCTGACTTCCATCAATCACGGTGTTCAACGTCTTATAATTTCTAATGCTGAATGGTAAAAAGTTTTGAGCACCCTGTGTGCCTTGATTTCCTGTTGCACCTGCACTATTGCTGCTTCCTGCATTGGTAGCATTGCTAGTGTACGGCACATGCTCAAAACTCATTCTGATTTTTTTTTAAAGAAAGATTTGATTACGTTTTTATATATATGTAAAATATTATCAGCTTTTAAGCTTCGTGCCTCGTGCGTTACGAAACGGAACAGATTTTGCAGACGTTTCGTATATATTAAAATCAATCATAATAATAAAAATTTCAAATGTCCGCTGCATGGAAACGTCGCGCGTTACGAGATGTAAAGGATTTACAAGATAATGGTTTCAAAGTAACAGGCGAAAATGGGCAAGATGATTTTGATCTAAAGTGTTTCGTAACAACAATGCAAGGCCCCGAATCGTCACCGTACGAAAAATGCGTATGGCGTGTTCGCTTTACAATTCCGGACGGATTTCCATTCCTTTCCCCTTCTGTCGGAATCGTAGGAAGAATTCTTCATCCGAATATTGACGAAGAAAGCGGATCCATTTGTCTTGACGTCTTGTCTCCTAAAGCGTGGTCTCCTTCCTTTACGATTCGCCACATTGTGGAAACGCAGCTTCCCTATCTCTTGTCGTATCCGAATCCGTCTGATCCTTTGAACAGAGATGCCGCGCATTTACTTGTTTCAAATCCAGAGGCGTTTAAAAGAAAGGCGGCGGAACATGCAAAGAAGAATTGTTTTGCACAAATAAATTAATTAACTAACTTCATTCACCCAAAGAAAAAAAAAACAAAAATGGAAATTGATAACATAACCGAAACAAAAATTGAGGGAGGAAATCGATTTACAAATGCTCTTACGGGAGCAGCCATCGGCGGTCTTTTAGCTCCGAAAGGTTCAAAAGGATCTGGTGCGATTGCTGGCGCTTTAGTGGGTTCTTTTCTTGGTGGAAGATCCAGAAGATCAAGAAGAAGCCCTAGACGGAAGGCAATCAAGAGATCCAGATCCAGATCCAGATCCAAAAGTATATCTTCTATGTTAAAATGGAAAAAATATACGACTCGGAAAAGCCCTGGCTTGCCTGCTAACATGCTTTGTGGGGAGAGAAGGATGGGAAACAATGGAAAAATGTGGAAAAGTGTTCCGAATATAAATGGTGTGTGCACGTGGAGACCTGACTTCGTAAAGTAAAAAACTATGCAGTTTTTTATATGTAAAACCAAGTGTATAGAGGAAAGAGAGAGAGAGTGAAAATTTAATTATCTCCTAATCGCTACGCTAGACGACTCTCCCTCCTCCTCACCACCCTCACCCTCTTCTTCATTTTCAATTCGTACCGGAAGCACAGAAATCATATCGCTTTCTAGTTCTTCTTCTCCTTCCCCGCCTTCTCCGCCTTCTCCGCCTTCTCCGCCTTCTCCTCCTCCATCTTCCTCGTCCTCTCCATTGTCCTCCTCTTCGCCAGATTTAGAACTCTGGCGAGGACGTTTTCTCCCCTTCAAAATAATTTGATAATCAACAATATGCCTTTTACACAAGCTGCACGCGCTCCTATTTTCTGAAAGCCATTTAATAGCACACTCAGCATGAAAATAATGATTACAGCGAAGAACAAACAAATTTTCGCCCTCTTTGAAATTTTCGAGGCAAGTGCTGCATTTTGTGTCTCCTCCTTGTTTTGTTGACATTGACGCAGTGTACGGCTTAACGTTTAGCGAAAGAGGCACAAGAAGCTTTTTATCATCCTTGTGTGTTTTAATCACACTTTCCAAAGTATTTAAAGCCATTGCGTGAGACTCTTGTGCTCTTTCGAGTTCTTCATTTTCTTCTTCGATTAACAAGGATTTTCGAGAAATTCGATCAGCTTTCTTTGTTGCTATTGAAAGCAATCGTATAAGAGTCCCAGTGGACGCAATGCTGTCATTTATAATTGTTGTTTTGGTTACACCGGGTTTATCTAATTTTTGTAGTCTTGCAACCAAATCGTCTGAGACAAGCATCATGCTTACCACAAGAGATTGGACGCTCTTAATGTCTCCCTTTAAGTCAATGTCTTCGTCGCTGCCTTCACTGCCATCCTCGTCGTCGTCTACTTCGGAGTTCATTTTTTAAGATTTTTGTGTATATTATTATATTACAACAATATAGTAAATTAATCAAATCAAAACTAAATAATGAAATTTATGAAATGACGACAAGCTATGCAGACTTTTACACGAATGCCGTACAGGATGCGGCTCTTCAAAGCCATGAACGCATGATTAACTACGCTACTGATCAGATTGGACATTTTGAAAATTTTATTCAATTTCGTATGCCCTACATTGTACAAGAGCATGGCAGGCTAGACATCTTGTGCTTGGAAACCAAGGAGAGGCACTACATTAACCTCACAAATGTTGTTACGAAACGCCCGGTCTTTGACAATTCCGACCCGTCTGTGAGAGCATTGAGAGCCGGCGTTCTCGACATTTTAATGCCGGAAGAAGCAAGGGACCGAGGTCTAACGTATTCCGGACGAGTTCTAGTTGACGTCGAGCACACTGTCTTTTCAACCGACGAGAAGGGCGTCGCGCTCGAACAGAAAAGCGTCATGACTGTTTACAGAGAAATGCCTCTATTTGAAATGCCAATGATGTTAAGGAGCAAATTTTGCCACGCATCGATTGACGCCAAGAAGGAATGCTGGCTCGACATGGGCGGGTACTTTATCGTTCGCGGAAACCCGAAAGTGTTGCAGCCCCAGAAAACGCAAAGAATTAATGTTCACTTGGTCAAGGGTGTTACAAGGGGCGCAGTCGACGCTGACATTCGCTCTCTACGAGCAGACGAGAAATACAGGTCGACATCGACACTTTACCTTCACTTGGTTGGTAGTCCGTCCTCTATTACGGTTGACGTTCCCTTTTTGGAAACTGGAATGCCAATCGTCGCAATTTTTCGCATGCTTGGTTTTGAAACCCAAGAAATCATTGAAAGTATTCTTTGGTGCGGAGAAGATAAGGAAGAGGATCAAGATTCAATCGAAAAGATGGAGGCGAAACGGCGCGTGTTTTCTACAAATTTTGGGCACCCTTTTGCCTTCTTGCCCTTACTTCAAGTTTTTGATGCTGCGTCAGTGGGTCTACGATGCCCTGATCCGACACCTGAAAAATTAAGGAAGCAGGTCATGCAGCAAATCACTGGAGAGTTGCTTCCTCACGTTGGCTATGACGACCTTCCCTTGACAAGGCTGAAAAAAGCAGTGTATCTAAGCATAATTATACGCAGAATGATTGATGTGCACCTGGGTTATGAGGAGAAGGACGATCGAGATTTTGAAGGCTACAAGTCTGTTCAAATGAGTGCGGGAATTTTGAGCGTTATGTTTCGTCAACAATTTGCCGCCTCCATGAAATTGCTTAGAAACAGCGTGTACAAGAGGAGCAAGCTCGGAAAAAGCTTGGATCTTTCGGTTATTCTTGGCGGATCCGACACCTTGACGCGCGACATTCTGAAAGCCTTTTCGGAAGGAGAAGTAACGGTTCAAAAAGATGCTTCGAATGCAGGAACAAGCGTGATCCAACTGGCGATTCAAGTTAATCCGTTGGGCATTCAAACACACATTCAACGTGTGTCGACGCCTCTTCCGCGCGCTGGAAAGTACAAGCAGCTTCGTGGAGTTGACGCGACGCAGCTTTTCCTGTTCTGTCCTGCAGAAACTCCCGAGGGAGAGGGCTGCGGTCTCCTGCAAAATCTAGCGACATTCGCTCACGTTCGCGTCGGAACGGATCTTAAAATAGTTGAGCGCAGTCTTCAAGGACTTACGGACTTTGCCACGTCTTTGCGTCAGCGCATAGGACTTCCTCCGTACTTTACACCTCCGAGCGAGCTTGTAAAACCTTTCAGAACGTTAAGTGACCTCCAAGAAACGTGGGGCGTCAAGCCTACAATTATTTTCGTTAATTCGGATCCAGTTGCAGTCACAATCAATGTTGATGAGTTTGTTGATGCGGCGAGATTGGCGAGGCGACACGGCTATTTGCCGTTTGACTGCAGCGTAGTTCGAGCCCCTCAGGGAATCTGCATTTCGACTGACATGGGCGTCGTAACCTTTCCTCTCATTCATCTTGAGTCTCTCCACATGCTTACCGAAGCTTTGGACTCGGCCCGAGGAGGGCGCGAGGAGTTGTGGGCCGCTATGCGACGTCTTGGTATTGTCGAGTACATTGACTCATGGGAAATGCTCGAATACCGAGTGGCTTTCAAGCCTGAAGAGGTTGACCGAGCAATTGAACTTCAAGACAAATTTCCGTATTCTCACATGGCAGTTCATCCTTCAAGCTTCTTGGGGACGTGTGCATCCTCCGTTCCCTTCTCGGATCACGATCAAGCTCCGCGCGTTTCGTACCAAAGCGGAATGCTCAAACAGGCTGTGTCGACCCCCGCCACAAACATTGCAGATCGAATGGATTTCGGCTACGCGCACGTCTTGTGGTACCCCCAGAGACCCATGGCTGACACTGCAATCGCGCACGCCAAGAAAATTAACGATTGGCCGATGGGCGAAAATTTTATTGTTGCCATTGCCCCTTTTCAAGGTTTGAGTCAAGAGGACAGTATAATTCGCAATCGAGCTTCAGTTGAGCGCGGGTCCGGTCGCATTTCAGTCTACAGAATGCTGAAAACCGTGGCGAGAAAGAGGGGAACTGAACAAGAAATCTTTGAGCATCCGCAATTTAATGGACTTA